CTTTTCTTTTTATTATTAATTTTTCTTTTACTCTAGAGATTATCTCTATTATATATTCTCTATAGAGATATAAATATAATCAAATAATTAAATTATGCAAGTATTTTTAAATATTGTAAAAATTTTGTATATTTTGATATGGATTTCAAAAACATAAAAGGCAAACCAAATTATTTATTTGATAGTTTGGAAGAATATCAAGCATTTGGGTTTACTGATGCAGTTCTTGATGATTGGCGGGCAGGCAATGAGGGTGACTGGGTGTACACTGATGATAGATATATCTGTCAAATACTCAAAAAAAGTGCGGTAAGCCATCCTGGCTACAAAACACCACGCACAATGATTCGCACGGTGTGCGGTTCTTTCATATCAGAGCAGAAGAGCCATAAAATTATTGGAGAGGATGGTATTGCAGAAAACATTTATACATTTTCAGGCAACTACAAAGCCACGTATTCACGTGCAAAAGATAGAAAACTAAAAAATCGTGAGTTTTTGTTTGCAAGATACGTTGCATCAGGGGATGACGCAATCTCTGCATACAGAAAAGCCTATCCAAAAGCTATCAATAAAAACTATATAACAAAGAAATCAAACATTTTACTACAAAAAGAGGAGATTAGAACAATGGTCAAGGAAGAAATAAAGAAAATACTACAAGAAGAGGGTGTAACACCTGAATGGATTATAGGAAAGTACAGAGATATTGCAGATTTGTCCGATAGAGACACAGATAAGCTGCGTTCTTTAGAATCTTTGTCAAAAATTGCAGGATTATTTGATACAGACACAAAACAAGAGCAGTTAACAGTATTTCAAGGATTTACACCAAAACAATTGGAGGCTTTACAAGGTGGCAAAGAAACAAATGTCATTGCTCACGCAGATGAAAAAGACAAATAAGGATTTATGTCCAGCCTGTGACGAAAATTTATACTTTGACAACGATACAACACAAAGAGTTGGAATATTGTCTGAGGATAACTACACAATTGAAGGATGGATGTGTCCACATTGCAAGTCAAGATTTGATTTAGACAATAATTTAGTGTATATTAACCCCCGAGATATCAACATAGGAAGAGCATGAATAAAAAGAAAATTAAAAAAACAGCCTTGGGTACAGTTTCTGTAAGTATAGCGCATATCCCCTCTATATCTTCATATACCAATCTCCCTTACGTATCTAGGGCTGTTTATTTAGGTAAAATTTTAAGTAATGACTAGCAATGACACTCAAAGCATATTAGATGGTTTAATATTTACAGCAATGAATAAATGGAACGTAAGTGAAGAACAAATATTGGAAAATATGAATAAAATAGCATTTCATGAATCTAAATTAGACCCTTCGGCTATACAAAAAGTTGCTATAGGTACAGCAGAAGATGGTTCTACAATATATGGTGAAGGCAGAGGTAGAGGTTTATTTCAATTTGAATTAGGCAAAAAACAAGGAGCGAATACAGCAATAAACAGACTTGTAAAAGAACTTGAGGGATATGAACCTGATTTTTTAAAACAATTAGATAAATCTAATTATGATGTAAGTGTATTAAGCCCAGAGGCACAACAAGCAATATTTTTAGGTAATATATTGCAAATGCCTAACAAAGAAGAAGAAGGGTATGGTTTGGCAAGATTTGAAGATAAAAATGCAGATAAAAAAATATCAAATCAAGAATTAGCTGAATATTGGGCGCAATATCATCAAGCAGGTACAAAACCTGGAACACAAGAATATAAAGATATAATTAATAAATTTTTAAGCGATATGCCATATTTTAAATAATGAAAAATCAAAATTTAATAACACAATTACTTTCACCATATATTGAGCAATTTGCTCAAAATGTTGCTCCTAAAGCATCTGATGTTATGAATAAAATTATATCTGACCATGATAAAAGCATGAAAGAATTTAATTTACAAAGAGAAAAATTACCTATAGATGAAAATCAAATATTAGGAATGGTTATGGGTCTTAGCGGAGGAGTAAAAGGACTGGGAGCTTTAAGACAAATTCCTCAATATGTTAAAAGCATTCAACATGGAGCTGGATTTTTAGATAAATTAATGTCAAGTAAATAATGAAAGGTAAATGAGAAATGGATAAGTGGGCATCGTCGATTCCTGTAACAGACGCAAGAGCAAGAACAAAGTTTGCAAAAGGTGGCAAAGCAGAGTCACAGCGTTCATTAGACCAATGGACAGGCGAAGAATGGGATAATGTTTCAGGAAAGAAAGGTGACAGGTATTTACCTAAAAAAGTAAGAGAAGGTATGACATCAGGTCAAAAAGCTTCTGAAAACAGAAAAAAACGACAAGCTACTAAATCTGGTAAACAAGTAGCAAAATATTCAGATTCATTAAAAAAATCAATGAGAAGTAAGGGTGTGTACAAAGAGGGTGGTAAAACAGCCGCATGGCAACGCAAAGAAGGTAAAGACCCAAAAGGTGGTTTAAATCGTAAAGGCGTTGAATCATACAGGCGAGCAAACCCAGGCTCTAAACTTCAAACAGCAGTAACAACAAAACCATCAAAACTAAAGAAAGGCAGCAAAGCTGCAAAACGCAGGAAATCGTTTTGTGCTAGAATGAAAGGTATGCGTAAACGTCAAAAACCTAGCAACAATACAGGTAAGGACAGATTATCGCTTTCATTAAAAAAATGGAATTGTTAAATGGCTAATTTAAACCTCAATGGAAATGTATCTCAAAATGAAAAAATTCTTGAGATGGCATTCAAAGACCTTATAGTATTCGGTAAACTATTTTCTCCACAAGACTTTTTAGCTTCGGCTACACCACAATTCCATGAACAAGTAGGCAGACTGCTCCTTAACAGGGATATACAACAATTGGCTCTTGTAATGCCTCGTGACCACGCAAAGTCAACCTTAGCAGCATGCGCTGTTTTGCACAGGTTTTTATTTGCGCAAAAAGATAGCCCAGAATTTATCGCTTGGGTTGGCGAGGCTCAAGACCAGGCTATTGATAACCTTAATTGGATATCGACGCATATATACGAAAACCCTGCAATTCATTACTATTTCGGTGACCTGCAAGGAGATAAGTGGACAAAAAACGAAATTGTATTGCGAAATAATTGTAGAATGATTGCAAAAGGAGCATCGCAAAGATTGCGTGGTAAAAAACAATTATCTACAAGATATACAGGAATTATACTTGATGACTTTGAATCTGAGTTAAATACTAAAACACCAGAGTCTAGGTTACAAATAAAGAACTGGGTAACTGCTGCAGTATATCCTGCGATTGATTTTGATAAAGGTGGGTTTTTATGGTGTAATGGTACAATAGTACATTATGATTCATTTTTAAACGGACTTGTTAGAAACTATAATTCTGCTATGAAAACAGGAGAAGAGTACTCTTGGACTATAGAAACACATAAAGCTATAAAAGATGATGGTACTCCGCTATGGCCTTCACGTTGGCCACTTAAAAAAATTAATGAACGTAAACAGTTTTATATAGATTCTGGTACTCCTGCTAAATTTTATCAAGAATACATGAATCAAGCCAAATCTCCAGAAGACCAAGTGTTTGGAGAAAACGATATAACTGATGGTTTTTATTCAGGTGGTGTAAAATTTGATGAAAGTGCAAATTCTTGGTATTTAAAATTTGAAGATGGAAGTACAGAATATGTTAATATATACATGGGTGTTGACCCAGCTTCAACGCTTGGCTCTAGGAATGATTATAGTGTTATTATGGTTATTGGTGTTACTGCAGAATACGATTATTATGTTATTGAATATTGGAGGAAAAGAGTATTACCAATGGAATGTGCTGATGAGATATTTAAAATATCAGAACGATACAACCCAATTAAAAGAATAAACATAGAAACTATATCATATCAAGAAATGTTGCGTGATTATGTACAAAAACGCAGCAAAAAAGAAGGAAAGTTTTTACCTGGTATTGAAATGGGAATAAAAGGCTATGGACAACAAAAAAAGAAAGATAGGCTTTTTGAAGGGTTGCAACCTATGTTTAAAGCAGGCGCAGTACATTTAAAAAAAGATATGCATGAATTTATTGGAGAATTGCTTGATTTTCCAAAAGGAAGTCATGATGATACTATTGATGCATTCTGGTTATCAACTCAATATGCTAAAGGAAATAAAAAAGCAGGCAAGGCAAAAAAAGTAAAATCTGGAGAATCTTGGGAAAAAACTAAGAAACGTTATAACTGGATAACAGGAAGTCGTATTTGAAAATTAAAAATTTATTATTATATTACACACTATGATAGAAGCAGATAAAAGAGCAATACAAATAAGAGAGTTATGGAGAAGATGGAGTGATGCTCGTAAAGATTGGGAAGAACATGCACGAGAAGACATTGATTTTTATTTAGGTAATCATTTCAGTTAATCAGAAGCAACGGAACTTGAATCCAGAAATCAATCAAGTTTACCCTTAGATAGACTTTATTCTGCTATTGAACAGTTCAAAGCTATTATAACATCTAAACCTCCAAAATTTTCAGCTATGCCAAGAGAAGACTCTGATAGTGATTTAGCAGATGTCTGGAGAGTTATACTTGACTATATATGGAATTTATCAGATGGCAATGAAACATTTAAACAAGCTGTCCATGATTATGCTGTTACAGGACTTGGTTATTTTTATGCATATGTAGACAGAGAAGCTGACTATGGTAGAGGAGAAGTAAAATTTACATATGTTGACCCATTTAGAGTTTGTGTAGACCCTAATGCAAGAAGTAGATATTTTGATGATGCAACGGGAATGATGCTATCTACTTTATTTACAAAATATCAATTATTAGATTTATATCCACAACTAGCACAAGTTAATGAAGAAAATGGTAAAATGTTAATTGATGAGATAGAAGGCTACTATGAAGATGAAACATATCCAAATGCTCAAAATACTAGAACAAAAGGTTCTTTTACTCCAGATGTTATAAAAGACTATGACTATGGAGAAGGTTCAGAAAAATATCAATTAATTGAAAGTTTTTCAAAAACTAAAGTTCCATATTACAGAATAATGAATTTGCAAACGCAAGATGAACGTATTCTTGATACAAAGAATATGGAAAAATTTTTACAAGATAAAAAAATTAAAGATGCTATAGACAAAGGGTTAATAGATGTTGTTAAAGTACAACAAACAAGAATTAAATTAGTTTGCACATTAGGACAAACAATATTATATGAAAGAATATTAAACACAGATAAATATCCAATTGTACCTGTGCCAAATATTTGGACTAATACACCATATCCTATGAGCGATGTAAGAAAAAATAAAGATTTTCAAAGATTTTTAAATAAAACAATGTCATTAATAACTTCACATGCACAAGCATCAAGTGGTTTAAAATTACTTGTACCACAAGGGAGTGTTGATGATATAGAAGAATTAGAACGTGATTGGGCAAATCCTAATGCAACAATAGAATATGACCCATCTTTTGGAGAACCACATTTTCCATCTCCTCAACCTTTATCTAATTCTGTAATGCAGTTACCAGGACTTGTTGAAAAATATATTGATTTAAATATGGGTATATTTGAAATGCAACAAGGAAATGCAGAGGCTGCACCAAGAACATCTTCTGGTACAATGATGATGGAAGATTTTGGTCAAAGACGTAGTAAATCAAAACTTAGAGATATTGAAGGAAGTTTAAAAAGATTAGGGCAAGTAATATATAATTTAGCTAAAGAGCATTATACTTTTAAAAAAGTATTTAGAACTGTGCAACCAAACAATGACTTGTCAGAATATATGGTAAATGTATATAATGATAAATCACAAGCTAT